CTTGGTTAACACCATTTCGCGCAGGGCTGGATCTCGACTGCGATCACCAATGGCTGCACGAGTGGTTATGTCGGCAGTGAGAGAGGCCAGTTTGTTGTCCACAGTCAATATTTCTCTAGCAGTATTATATGCGCGGTTTTTGTCGGCTATGCACCAGCTGAGTGCTGTACGGGTTGTGGCAAACACGCCCACATCTGTGGCCGAACAAAACACACGGAATCCCCGAGATTCGGGCTGTATCCTGTAGCGTCCAAAAACTTCATACACACCATCGTCGTTTTGCCAGATCACATTGGGCATGAGGTCACGCATCTCGTGGCGGAATACACGTTCTACTTCTCGTTCACTTATCATTTCAATATGTAGTTGGTAACTAGATATATCACAGTGGCTGTCAGGGCACCAATTATGCCCACACCCCAGCCTATGAGTTGATCTGTGCGTTTCTCGCTCATGCGTTGAACCATTTCATGCACTTCGCGAATCATGTCAGACAGATTGCTGATCTTGGAATCCACGTGGTCCAGTCTGTTTTCCAGAGCATTGTAGCGTTCAGCACACAGTTCCACGTGTGCTTCCAGGCTTTTCTTTTCGATGTCAGTTGTCTCAACCATGATAATTCTCCATCATGTATTTATAAGCACAGCGGCAAACCAGATATTCTGTTGCGGTCCAGTGGTCACTAGAAAAGGGTCTAGATCAGGCTGGTTGTTGAGTTCTCTCAACATGGGTACACCCGCAGCATCTTGGCGAAGAATCACGGTGGCATCATCATCGGGTCCAAAAGCACCGGCTGTGTCGGTTTCAAATTCAAACATCCAGCGTGTGCCAGTTTGGTCAGTCACCGGTGGGGTGATCTGCATGATTTGAGTGCGCAGGCTCAGGATCTGTTGCAGGGTCTCCCAGTTGCGTTGTTGGTTACGGCTGCAATTCCAAGTCGCCTGATCACGTATGACCTGGCCAGCTGCATCAGTATACGGCATGCGTGCAGCCTTGCAGTGGCCGGTGGTGCCCGTGGCTGTGATGTCAAACAAGGTCTGGCACGCAAATCTCATGTGTTTTTCCGACCCAGTTCATACATGATCTCTACCTGTTCACACAGGCGATCCAGTTCGGCATTGTCTCGACGGGCTGAAAAGATATCTACCCAGCGTTTTTGTTGTTCCAGTTCTTTGAGTTCTTGTTGCAGGTTGGGATCTTGCCAATGCAACTCTCGTTTGGTGGCACCGGGTTTTCTGGCATACACAGTGCGTCCACCGTCGGGACTTTCAAACACTGTGAGTTCTGTTATTTTGCTGACTTGCATGGATGTATTTAAGTTAGTGTAACAGAACTCATATTAAAGTCAACAAAAAACCCACCGAAGTGGGTTTAGTGTCTTGTGCAATTTGATCGAATCAATTATGCAAGATTTGTAAACGAAGCTGTTGAAGAAACGTTTCCAGTTGGAACGCCAATTGCAGCGTTTGCTGTTTGAACAGCAGCAACAAAAGTAGCAGTTGTGTATGCACCGTCTGGGTACACAGCAAAGCTGATTGTAACACCGTCAGCCGCAACTTGGTACATGGAAACTGTAGTTGTTTGCTGAACTGCTTGCAACACGTTAGCAACATAGCCGTTAACACCACCCTGTGACGCAACACTAGCGTTGGCAACAACAGAGAAGAAGTCTAACTTAGGACCAGCTAATTGAACAGGACCTTGTGCAGCAATGTTTGCACCTTGCGCAACTGTACCGTTCGATACGTCTGTTGCAAATACTGGTTGTGAACCACCAGAAACTTTAGTAATAAATGCCATGATAAATCTCCTTAATATATGGCCTCAATGGGCCTACTTTTATTTATACCTTTTGGAGAAAATCAGTGGTTAGGTGACCAAATTTGGGTTGTTTAAGATTCTGTTTCCAGCACTGAATCCAAATCTGTTGACCAGTTTGGCCCGGCCTGCATCGGTGGCCAACACCCAGCCTTCTTGCCCAGGTTGCTGACGATCCAACTGCGCCAGCATGTCCATCTTGATTTCATGCAGTAGCAAGAACGCTGTGAATGCAGCTGTGATGCCTGACATGTTGCTTTGGGGGCTCTGCAGGTATTCCACTATGTTGTTGTACTTGCGTGGAGTCACGTTTTTTTGCAACCAGGCACCAAAATCCGACAGAAGATTTTCGTAGTCGGTGGTGATCCTGGAATTCACATAGCGTTTGCACAGGGCTGGCAAATCTGCAAGCTGTGCGGCTCGTAGTTCGGCCGGATTGAACAGGCCGTTGATGTCGGCGCCGTGAGTGCTGATCACTGCACGCAGTTGATCCACTAACTTTTTATTGGGTGTGACATTCCGGATGTCTTTGACCGTGGGCTCAATTATGAGTAGGCCCGGTACTGGGTCTAGATTTGCTGCCCTTATGGGTTCGGCTGTGGCATCGGCAGTTCGGTATCGAGTATGCACAGCTATGCCCACTTCACTGGCGCCAATGGCTTGGCCCAACTTGCTGGAGGCCGGAATGCGATATTCCACAAAGTTGGGTTTGAATTCATAGTTGCCTGACACTTCGGGTGGAGTTTCAGTATACAGCAAGTCACCTTGCAAGTATCCGCGGAACTTCTCGGGTGTAGCAGCTTCCAGCATGGGCCAAAGTTTTTGATATATTCCGATCAGGTCTCCACGTTCTCCGCCACGCTGACTCATGATGCCGGCCAGTTGCGCCATGCTGGTGGCACGGCCCTGATACCCCTTGGCACCAAAGCCGCTCTTGTCTGTGAGTACAAAATCGCCCTGTTCATCACGACCCCAGATGATGGCCGGTTTGCCATCCCATTTGACCGTGGTTGTTTTTCTAGTGTCTTCGGCGGCTGCACGTATGATGGCCATGGCTTCTTCGATGCCACGTGTGCCACGATCAAACACCAGATCTTCAATGTGTGGTATTCTGGCTTCGGCTTCCATTAGAGTCTGCTCAATCAATGGTTGCATGCCTTGTTTAACAATACGATCACGCAACTTGGCCAGGAAATTTACTTCTGTGTATCCGGTTACTGCAGGTATTTCACTCTCCATAAATGGCAGACCTTCACGCTTCATGTGTTCACGGAAGTCGGCCAACTTGGCTTCACGGTTGGGATCGGTACTGAGAGCCTGTAGGATTGTTTCTACCGATGCTAAATCTTGTCGTGTGGCTGTCTTGTTTAACAGCATCTTGGCCACAGCATCTGGATCATCTGTAATAATCTCATTGGTGTTGCGATCAGCAATGCCAGCTATCTGATTCAGTTTATAGCCCAGGCTCTTGGCTATCGAATTCATGAGTACATTGCGTTCCTTGCCTTTGTATTTTGAATCTGCAGGCATGGCACCCAACACAAACTTTGACCAAGGCACATTGTTCAAAAACATAAAGTCGGTCTGCACAAAACCACTGTCAGGACGACCGTTGATGGGTGTTTTAAAATGTACCGCGGTTCCTGACTTGCGTACCCATTCTTCAGGTTTGAATCCCTGGCTCTGTGCCCAGCTGGTCAGCTGTGCAACCATTTGTTCTTTGGTAACTTCGGCGGTATCCACAGCAATGTCTAGATCACCCGAAGTGTCTTTGATGCCGGTGCTGCCAAGAGTGTTGTTTTGTAGATCCAGACCCGGAACCAGTTCCTCCAACCAGGCCAAGGTTGACTTTACGTCAGTTTGATTGATGCGTTGTGTTAAGGCACGGCCATCGGCATCTTTGAATACGTTGCCACCTTCAAAAACATTCATCACAGTGAGAATCCTGCTTGCTTCAGCAAGGCATCGGCTTCGTCATTGCCGGTGGTCACAACATTTTTTGATTTGGCTTTGCTGCCAAATGCAGACAGAGCCCGAGGATTTACACCCACATCGGACAGTGTTTTTTGTACACTTCCTAGACTGGCTTGCGCACCTGACAGGGCTCGAGTGGCCACTTCTGGAGCCTTGTTCTTGAGCTCTTGGGATTTGGCCTGCACTCCAGCCACGGCCAGTTCAAGATATTGTGCAATGGCCGCTGTGGACTGAGGCGTATCACGTGCTGAGACCACTGCCTGTAGGGCCTTGGCCAATTCAGCGCCCAGGCCGGGTAATGCTCGTACATCATCCATGGTAATGGCACGGTAGGTCACAGGATCCTTGCTGGCCAGTTGAGCATCTGACCACTGCACAAAAGCTTCTTGATACGGGTCACTTTGAGTCGTGGCAACTTCTTCAAGTTTACCTTGGGCTTTTAGAGCAGCCAAGACTTGTGCATCTTTGGGATTGTTGGGATCCAGGCGCTTGCCACCCACGGTGGCAGATTGTGTAGATGTATCAGTGGTTGATGTAGGCGTGTTCTGTGCTGATTGATTGGTGGCAGTTGATGCCGGTGGTGTCTTTATGTTTTTGGCTTCCTGTGCCCAGCCCCGGGCCAGTTGTGCTATGTACTGTTTGACTGCTGGGTCTTTTTTGGCCTGGGCCAGTTTGTCTTTCCAGTCAGCAGACGGAATTGGACTGGGCTTTCCCGGCGGCGGTGTACCACCAGGGCCGTAACCTTGTGCTGACAAGTTGGCAGCAGCAGAGGCAGCAGTTTTATTGATGCTGGCCTGGCTTTGTGGTATCTCCATGCCAGTGGCACCTTGGAAAACTCCTCTGCCTATGTCCCCCAGTAGGCCTTCGTGTAGCGATGACCGGGTGATTTCATGTATTTGCATCTGTGCGCCTTACTGATCGGGTAAACTTGGCCGGGTCACGTTGATTGATAGCATTCAGCAGTTTGCGTTTCAAATTCTCGGCCTGTTCTGCTGGATAAGTTGTGTCAATTTCTTCCAGCAATCTGATAGCACTGGCTATAACGTTGCTGGCGCGATTTTCAATCACATGGCGCTGATCGCGCTGGATGTACATGGCATCTAGTTCTTCTAGTAAACTTCTAGTCTTTTTTTGCATTTTAGTCCAGGACCTTTTTATTATTTATTTGATTAGGTTGTTATTAAGTTTAAATGCAAATTAGAAAATGAATTTCTCGACTATAATCTTGCCTGCTGCAATTCTACAGGCGCCCTGTGCCAAAAATCCAGATCTTGCTTTTGAAAAATAGGCACTAATAGTTCACGATTTTTTTGCAATCTGCCAAGATATTTCATTTTTTGTTCACGTGCAAAATCCAGATCAGTTAGTATCTTTAAATTATCCACAAAGGCTCGAGTACATCTTTCTAATAGGGTATCACAGTATTGATAGTTGTGATTTATGACATCATCAAACACATCAAATCCTTTTTCCGCCCAAGTTTTGGCCTGTTTATATCCACCAATCCACAGCGGAAAAGTCAATCCATGTATGGCATAAACTGTTTTTTCTGTATAGACCATGTATTTTTCATGTCTGATACTCTCGCTTATTAGACTAACCGCAGTTTGAGAAATCATTTCTCCTAAAAATGTATCCCAGGTCCAAACGTTTGATCCGTAATTTATCATGTTACTACCATTGGATTTTGTCTCAGGCCCATACACAAATTTAGATGATATTTGTTCAACTCCACCAAGCATGTGATTTTTAAATGCAGATTTGTCAGTCACAAGATCCTGAGGCAATTGATCAAAGTCATCGAGTAACTGGGTAAGATCAAAACTGTCACCGAGCCCGCTCCAGGTGTAGTTGTAGCTAGACAACTGAAACCATTCAACTAATTTTAATAACAAATATCGATTTATTTGTTTTTTGTTTATTAAAAAGTTTGCGCAAGACTCTATAGGCAAATGATCATAAGCTCCCAATCCTGGAAACATGTCCAAAGATGTTTTTAATAGAAAAAAAGGCCAGTGGTCAACTGGACAAAGATTGGTAAATTTTTCAGCGTGTGCCGTTGAAATTATCAAACCTGGTGTGCCATTGATTTTTATCATGTTGCCCAAGTCTTCATTATATATTACATCAAACCAAATTACAATGTCATCATCTGCAAGTTTAACGTCATTACTTAAAATAGCAGTTTTACCCCACTGGGTTCTTCCTTTTTTTGGATCCGGCATTATAGAATATACTGTCATTGCGTTAGCTGGTTTTAATTTTGCCCAACAACTGTTTTAGTTTGGCACTTTGTACGTCGGCTGTGATCTTAACGGTCTCAGATACTTCCTCGGGTGGGGAATCTGCGGATGCAGTTATACGACTCTGTGTACGGATACTACTCAAGATGTCGGGCTTGCGGAAACTGTTTACCGGACCAGCGTCTTCTCCGGGATCTGTAATGCGCATGGTTTCAACATTGTAGTCCAAGTCAATTTTCATACCAACACCGGTACTACTACGCGATTTCATGCACTGAATTTGATACTTGCCACGTTCACGCATGGCTCTACTTGTAAAGATACCAAACACGTTGTCGGCTGTGTTGATCTTTGATATACCACCCGAGATATGGCTGTGATCAAATTCTATTTCTTCCACAGCACTACGATTCAACTGTGACGCTGTCACAAACAACACATTGAGCTCTTTGGCCAAGTTACGCAACTCTTCCGAAACATATTTGTCTTTAACAAACAGGTCATTGGGACTGACTTTTGCACTCACAGGCATCAGCAAGTCCAGATAATCACACATAACAAAGTCCACCTTAATACCTGTTTGCACCTGCACTTCTTTGATATAACTGCGTATGTCGTTAATGTTGCTTTGTGCCGGCAAGGCCTTAATCCTATACTGTCCAGCTTTTTTGCTCACCAACTTGACCTTGAGTTCAGTCTGATCAATGTCCTTGCGGATTTCTTTGGTGCTCATTCCGGCCAACATGGCATCAGTTCTTAACGCACACAGTTCTTCACTGAGTTCCAGACTGACGTACACACCACTGAGGCCGGCCTGTAACCAGCTCAATGCTATGTTCATCATGACCAAACTCTTACCTGACCCAGATCCACCAGCAAAAATATTAAGTTCGCCGCGACTGAATCCACCATACAGGATCCGGTCCATCTGTGGCCATCCAGTGCTTACTTGTCCGCCTGAGTTAAAATACTTGTCAATACGTAACCTTGGGTCAGCCCAGTAATCTGTACCCATGTCCTTGGTCAACGAAATCTGCACCGCATCCTTGATCAGTTTTTCTACAGGATCATACTCGCCTTTCTCCAGCAAGTCCGCTGATTTGAGAATTGCACGTTCCAGTTCTTGCCTGCGTGTGAACCCTTCAAACTCGTCCATGAACCATTCAAAGTGCCCGTCGTTTAAATCTGGAATATGATTTAATGCCACCCCAGTTGATGCTTTAATTTGTTCTATTGTTGGTAGTGTTTTGTGATTGTCACTGTGTTGGGCAATAAACTCGGCTGCAGGTCGCAAACTTCTATCAAAGTTTTCGGGATTGTAGATGTTCTGCACACGCACATAGCTTTCTGCATCCTGCAACATCATTTCTAAGAATAGTCGTTGGACTTCAAGTCCGTAATCTTTTAACAAGTTGTTTCTTCCTTAGTTCTATTTTAATTTTACTGGTTTCTCTGGCCTGCAAGATAGTTATCACAGTGGCCAGACGACCCCAACGAATTACTGCATCATTTACATCCTTGACATCCGCAGGCCAGTTGGGCATGCTTACTGCCCAGCCCAGCTCCACTGCACGATCTACCAAACGCATTCCAGCCTCGTCTTGGTCAGGCACCACTACAATGTCACGTCCTAGACTGCGTATCAATCTTACTTGAGCGTCATTGATCTCTGCGTGTAATACTGCAAGTCCGTTAATGCTTAATGCATCAAACACACCCTCAACAACAATTGCAGTCTGCCACGTGGCTTTTTGTAAATCTGTGCCAAACACATAACCGGGTTGTATGTCTTGAATGTATCTAGGAGTGCGATCGTCAAGGAATCTGGTTGTATGACCCACCACTTGATTGTCATGAGTAAACGGAATTACAATGCCACGACGTGGCATTGTTTTATACAAAAACGGGTAATCCAACGGAACACATCTCTTTTGTAAATACTCTCTAGCAAACTCATTTAACTCTTGTGTTTCTGCCGGTAGGTCTCGATCTTCAAATTCAATTGACTGTAATTTTTGTATTACTTCTTGACGTTCGCCCAACAAACCTTCTATACTCTTGTGTTTAAGGCTTTCAAGATTAATGCGTTCAATTTCTTCTGTGGGCACATTCATCCACTCTAGTAACCGACGAGCTTTGAATGTCAAATTACGTCCCAGAACAAAACTGGCAGTATAGCCACAGTTGAAACAGTGGTATGACCAGGAACCATCTGTGCCGGGTTTGATACCACCACGTTGTCGTTTGTCTTGTGTGTCACCGCAATGAATGCAACAGGGTGCGTTGAAACTTATCCAACCGCTTGCTGTTTGTTTTCGCTTGCCGGGTAAAAAGGAGACCACATCAATCATGTGTATATTATAACACGATTTTTGGTAAACTTCAAGGAATTTTGATTTTATCTGTACAAGAGATCAACCACATAACCTGTACTGATCACAACCGCAGCACCAGTTTGATTGGGGTTATTTGGAAACACACCTGCTCCCATTCCAGCATTGGGCAGATAC